CGTGTACCGGGTCGTAGTAGACCACGACCATCCCATCAGGGATGAGGTCGTAGGTCTTATCTGGTTCGTAAAATCTATGTCTTGCCATTGTTGTGAGGATTAGAGGTTAGTATTCGATGGAAGGGCGCACGCTGAAGCCGCCAACCCGGTAGTAGCGGTTCAACGGGTAGACGTTGCCGCTGTTGAAGCTAAAGTAGTAAGCGAAGGTCTGCGAGTAAGGAGCGAACGACCAGAAGTTGCCGCCCGATCCGACATCGTACAATGCGCCACTCGTACTGTACTGGTAGCCGGACGCCGGGTAGAAAGTACCTACCGCGTCCGAAGAGTTCTTCTTGAACTTCCATCCATTTGCAAACGAGCCGCCCACATTAAACTCACTTGCAGTAGAACTATTCGCACCAGTCGTCGTAAATCCCGTAAACGCCCTACTAGCCGGAAGCATATACCCAACGGGGCAGGGGTCGTAGATGGTCTTTATAGCCGTCAGTTGGTTATCAGCCAAGTCACCGGAGAGCGTTTCAGCGGAATTCCAGAAGTTATTCATCCACGGCAGATTGTTCCAGTTGTGGTTCGTGTTGTCGTACTCCAAGAAGAACTTATGCGGCATCTTGATAGAGTTGGCAACGCTACGGACAGTACCGCCAGCGTCGGCATCGTCAGCAACGCCGTAGGTGTCAAGCGTCACGGTATTGCCATTGATGTCATAAAGCGTCATCGCCGTATTGGAGTTATAAGCGGCAGGCAGTCCCAAGATGTCCTTGCGTCCCCATTGGTACAGAGGAACGACACATTGGAGGTTGCCACGGCTTCCCCAGATAGTACCCAAGCCTTCGGGCATTATCTTGTATTCTACGCCCGTATGGTTTACGATGGTCTCCGGCGTGAGGTCATCGGTAGTAAGCCAGATGTCCCAAGACCACATGATGTCGCCGTTCACATCCTTGACTGCCAAGCAAGCCAAGCCGTTGTCCGAGGGGACGCTTGCAACCGTGAAGCGGAGGTAGTGGCAATCCGGGCCGCTCTCCAGCGATACGGAAGTGATAAGCCCCGATGCCGTCTGCCAGAGCAGGGCTACGGAAGCAGGGATGCAACCTATGTTCTGCTCGATATACGGGCTTGTGATGGGGTTGCCGAGGTGGTTGACGAACTCTGCGGTATAGTCGCTTACGATGCGCGTGTAGGAGGCAGGGTTGGACTTGCCGTTTTTGATGGCATTACTATATACCAACGGGAACTTGTAGTTGCCAGCCGTCCTAACTACATAGGTTTTCGCGGTATTCCTTGTGAACAGTCCTACGCCCGTCTTGGGGTCTATGAACGAGAGGTCTGTCACGGAGCCGATGTCGCTGATGCGCTGGTTTACGATGTTCAGTTGTTTCGTCACCGCCGCTTGGCTCATCACATCGTTTGCGCTGCCGCCGAGTTCTTGCTTGACCTTCTTTGTGCTGACATAGTTCGTGTCGAGGTTTGCAAGGGTTGATGCTCCGTCGAGTGCGTATTTGATTTCCGCGCAGAAGGGAGCCGTGACGGAAGAGGCGGTGTCGGCAGGGAGGCGAGATTCCGTTCCGTCTTTGTCAACGGGATAGTCGTAATCGGGGGTGTTGTCGAGGATGTATTCTTCGGGGGTGGCGAGAGGAATGATAACCTCCATCGGAGTCCCGGCGGCATACAAAGCGGCAAGATGAGTTTTAAAAACACTTGCTTCGGTATAAGCGGTGTCGATAATGACAAAGCCGAAAGAACTGCTTATCAATTTACAACACCCGATTGAAGGTAAGCCATCGGCACCTACTTGTCCGATATATTGGTTGCAAACAGGTTTTTGGGTTCCATTATCAAGACCATGAATTCCCGCTAAAAATATGGCACCGCTTGAATGTATGCTCCATCCTTCCGTGCCATCAAAAGTATATTTCCTATTTCTTCTAATATACTTCTGCCCGACAATCTCATCATACTCGTTGCCAGACCTTCTCAATCCATCAGGTGCCACCACGACGCTTTCTCCCACGCCGTCTTTCTTGCCTGTGAGACCAGTGAGGTTCAAAGGAGTTACTGTCTTCTTGTAAGGCTCGTATTGGCCGTTTCTGCTTGCATCACTTAAATTGATGCAGATGTCGTGGTTGTAGGTGGTGCCGTAGGTTCCGACAACCCAGAAATTCATTGTTGTGGCATTTGTTGGCGGAGTAAATATATTGTCATCATTTACCACAACCCAGGTTGTTGTATTGATAAGAGAACCGTTTACATCATAGAAACTAACATACATTCTTGTACCAGCACCACAATGGTAGTAATAGGGAACCCCTCCGAAGATTGAAATCTTATTTTTCGTGCAAACATACTGTCCTCCGCCATTTTCATATACTCCTGTGGTTTCATTATAGTACCCATTTCTCCACTCCTCATCCCACAGGTTGAACCCCACGGTCTCGATTCCAGAAGCGGAGTTGTTGATGAGAGTGCCATAATTTCTATTATACTTTCCTGACGGATATAGTGCTTCAAATTCTTCCGGCGTGGACGGCTCGCTGCCCTCTCCGAACATCAGCGTCAAGTCCACAACACGGAAATTATCAACGACAAACGTCCAAGTCTCTGTGTTGGTCGCATACAGATACCAATAAATCATTTTATATCCGCTTGTGAGCGGCTTTCCAACCGCCGCGAAGTGCGTCATAGAACTTTGCGCCGAAAGCGGAGTATCTTCTAAATATTGCAGCCTAAAAGATAGATTTGAGGTATAGTCAAAACCGATGTAGTATTTATGTTCAGGCCGCGGAAACATATCAGAGAGCTGAACATTCTTATTGCTGCTCGTAGGTTCTGCCGTACCGGTAAATCCGTTAGTAGTCTTATTTGATACTATTACATTGAATCCATTACACGATGTACACGCCGCTCTTTGATTCCACACCAGCGTCTTTCCCTTAATCTTCTGAATCTCTGCCGCTCCAGCCGTGCCGTCCACACTCAAGTCGCCGCCAACCTTCCGAGAAACGAACTCCGCGTCCTGAACAACCGGGGCAACCAAGTTCTTCGCAAAGTCTGCCGTGTCGCCGCCGTCGACGAGATTACCCGTTCCGTCCAGTTTGGCAAGATGACCAGCAGTTGCATCGTTCACTTTATCTGCCTTGCCGGAGATGTCCTGATGCTGAGTTAGTACGGTCGCGCTCGTTCCGGATTTCAACTGGATCGTAGTCTTATCTGCGTCCGTGCCAGTTCCGGGAGTGACCGACATTTCGGACTGGTTTGCCTTGCCAGTATTCAACGCGCCAAGCGAGCCTTCAACGGTAGTCTGCCCACCGATAGCGGAAGAAAGGGTTTTCGGCTGATATCCACTGAGGTCAACGAAACCTGCGAGATCGTCGAACTTATAATCAGGGTTTGCATCAGTACCAGCATTGATGACCACCACATCCGTTCCTGCCTCGATATGATGCCCTGCACCATCAAGGAACCGGCTATCCGTCGTGAAGGAATCCGTGACATTATACACATTGCCAAGTACATCTGCGGAAAGCACAGGCAGGTTGGCGAAGAGACAGGAACCCGCCGGTTTGTATACGGAACTTATCTTCGCATCAATCTCGCTCTTGGTATATACACTGCTTGCGGGAGCAGCGGCATCAGCCTTGCCAAGCGAAGTCTGTACTGCCGCTGACATGTCCGTTGAAGGAATACCGCCATTGGGTTTTTGATATGCAGTAGCACCGGCATTTGCCCCGCTTACAATAGTAGATAATGCTGTACCTCCATCCACGGGATTGCCGTTGGAATCAAACATCGCGGCATTTCCCTCGACAGCGTCAGTATCTTTATCTGCCTTGCCATTGATGGCAGGAATCAAATCCTGCACAATCTGGTCGCGGACAGCCTCGTTGGCCTTGAAGGTTCCCCATCGTGATCCGTCGCCGGCGACACTTCCGTTCTGTGTGCCTTCTGCACCTGCATACTGCGTATCACGCGCAGACTCCGCCGTCCCATAAAGGGTATCTCTCGCATCCTCCTTGAGACCGTAAGCCGTGTCGCGGGCGTCCTCCCTGTTGCCGTAGGCCGCATCGCGGGCATCTTCCTTGTCGCCATAGGCCGAGTCGCGCTGCCCCTCCGCAGTTCCGTATGCGGTTTGGCGCGCCGCCTCCGCGCCCTTGTATTCACCCCAGCGTGAGCCATCGCCGGCCACGCTTCCGTTCTTCGTTCCCTCCTGGGCCGCCGCGGCGGTGTTGCGGGCCTGCTCTGCGGTGGCGTATCTGCCATCGCGTGCGGACTCCGCCGTTCCGTATTGCGTATTGCGGTTTCCTTCAGCCGTGCCGTAGCTGGTGTTACGCCCACCCTCTGCCGTGCCGTAGGCCGTGTCTCGGCCTTGTTCCGCGGCGGCATACTGTGTGTCTCGCCCTCCCTCTGCGGTTTCATACTGCGTTCCGCGTGCTGACTCGGCCAGGGCATACCTGCCGTCACGGGCCGTCTCGGCGGAGTTATATGCCGTATCCCTGGCACCTTCAGCCTGGGTATATCTGCTCTCCCAGTCCGCGAGCGCCGCCGCCACGTCCGTGATGGTCTGCTGGATGCTGTCGCCATGTGCGTCCACCCTGCCCTCATCGATGATCAGGTACTTCGTGGTGGTGTCGTATCGCACCGTATGCGTGGCGGACACATATTCGCCACTTCCGTCGATGACGATCTGCCCGTTGACATACCAGTAGCCATCGTCGCCGACCGTCGGGATGACGGCGGTGTGCAGATAGTATTCCGCGACCGTGAACAGGTGGATGATGTTGTTCTCTACGTTCTGATCCTGACGCGTCTGGCCCGACGCCAGGCGGGACAGTATGAACGCCGAGTTATAGTTGATGGTGCAGAGGTGGCTTCCATTCTGGAAGAGGACGAGACGCATGTTATATGTGCCGGGTGCGCAGGTGTCGTTGGCGGGGAAGATGAAGGAGACGGTGTCTCCGGATGCCGTCACCTGCGAGCTGTTCACCTCGGTCTCGTTATTGCCGACGCGGTAGAACAGGCGGTATGCATATCCGGCGATATTGAAGGACGTGCCGTCCGCGTTTGAGAATTGCCACACGATGTTCAGCGGCGTTCCGTAGGGGAAGATCTGGGGAGTCATGTCGCGTTATATTGATGGGTACATCATTGCTTTCTGGTAGTATGCCTGCGAGCGCTGGTCACCGTAGGTCTCAATGACCATCGCGGTGAGTTGGTCGACGATATTCTGCCGCAGGCGTCGGGATATCGCATAAGTAGTGGTGTCGGACGCATACTCCACCTCCTGGACGAATGCCATCTGGCTGATGGCGCTGGCGGGGTTGGAGGTGTATGTAGAGGGCGTGCCGATAGAATAGTATCTGAACGACGGGCCGGTGTGCCTGCCCTGCAGAATCACAAGACGGGGGCGGTCTTTCCGTCCCCGAATGTGCCTGTTCAGCTGCTTGCGCCCCTCTGGCGAAGCCTCCGGTATGGCATCCGTGACCACGATGCCGGAATCTGCTGCCTGGAAGACGACCAGCCGGAGGTACTTCGTATCGTCTTTCAGCGTGAACGACAGCACGCCGTCCTGGCTGACGGCAGCGGCGGGGCTGGATGCGATGTGCGTTTCCGCAACCAGCGCAACCCCCTCCAGCAGATGCACCGGCGCAGCCTTGTGGACTGCGTTGATGGCTTCCGGGAGGTCGCGTGCGATGAGGCTGTCCAGGGATCGGTTGTCACCGTAGGCATCGGCCGAGCCGTTTTGATCATCGTACATGATGGAGCCGTTGGGGTCCAGCTCGTCGAGGTTCTTCCTCACGAGGGCCTGTGCATCTGCTACGGAGAGGTTGATCATGGTGCGTTAGATGTTAAGGTTGGGGAATGCGAGTCCGAGCTGGTCTGCGCAGCTGCGGATGCCTTCGTTGGAGCGCAGCTGCGTGGCCTTCGCGCCCTTTGCCTTGAGGTAGGCGATGGCCTCCTCCCGGGTCGTCACCTCCGGGACCTCGGTCTTGACGACCTCCGCGCCTTCGGGTTTCTCCGTTGCCAGCGGCGCAGCCACGGGTTTGCCTTCTTCGCCGTATACGCGCAGCAGCTTGATGAGCGTGCCGAAGAGCGGGCTGTCTTCGATGATGGCCTGCTCCGTGGGGTCAGCGGTGCTGTATGTGGCGGCGGTGTTGGCCCTTCCCACACCCAGCCTGCCACGCTTGAATTCTATTTCGATCCATGCGCGACCAGCGCCTGCAGGGACTCTTACGAGGGCGGTGGTGCGCCCGTGAACTCCGTAAACTTTAATCATAATGTAATGCTATTGTTGTTATAAAAAATAAGGGGGAGGACGCGCCTCCCCCTCGGGTCAATGGTTACTTAGGCGCGGATGAGGCCTTCGTAGGGAACCCAGCCTTCGAAGTCCGTGGACCATTCGACGACGTCGCCCTTGCTGAAGCCGGCGGTGGAGTCATCGGCGGTCAGGTAGTAGCGGTAGGTCTTCGCGGTCGGGGTGAGGGCGCTGCCGGTAGGAAGGGCGCTCACGCTGTGGAACTCGGCCTGGATGCCGCCGGTGTTCTTGGCGGAGAGGGCCAGGCTGGACGGGCATACGAGGATGCTGTTGAAGCCGTTCAGGGCCACGCAGTCGATGCGGCAGAGGTTGTGTTCCTTCGCCTCGCGGGCCTCGCCCGTCTTGCTCATGTCGCGGGTGGTCTTGTATTCCGGCTTGAGGTAGTAGCGCGTTGCGTTCTTGAGGTCGAGGACGACCATGTATTCCTCATAGCCGAGATCGTCGAGGGTGCGGTCCCAGACGAACTCCAGGGAGCCGAAGTTGTCCTCGTACTTGCGCACTCGGATACCGTAGTCGTTGACTTCCACACGGCCGACATCCTTGTACTTGTCGGCGCTGTTCACCAAGCGGATAAGGCGCTTGAGGGCCTTCTTGCCGCAGAACACGGTGGCGTCCTCGCTCATGGCGTTGTCGGTGAACATCAGGGTCGTGATGGCGAGCAGGTCGTCGTCGGTCAGGTCCTGGCCCGTGGTGTAGAGCATGTTGATCTGGCGGAGCAGACCATTCTCCATATAGGCATGCTCACGGCCGGTGGACGGGTTGTTGACGTCCACGATGCCCATCGTGCCGTTCCAGTGGGAGCGGGCGCATTTGCGCTTGAAGTTGTAGGCGGCGTTGTCGAGGACCTGCTGGGTCTTGTGGGAGACCTTCTTGGTCTGCTCGTCGAAGTAGTCGGTGATGACCACGGTTTCGATTTTCTTCTGCAGGTACTGGTCGAAGGATTCCGGGAGCCAGGTCTCGGGGGCGACGTTCATCTGCGATTCGGAACCGGCGGTGGCCATGACGTACATCTCGGTGTTCGCGCCGAAGGTGACGCTGGTGGCGGTGCCCGTCGTGTTGATAGGCGGGTTCATCACATAGAACTTCACGAAGCTGCTGTTGTCCTTATTGTCGAGGACGAAGAGAACCATCTCGCCATCGGAGATTTCGTTGCCGTTCTCATCCTTCTTGTAGCCTTCCACGCCACGGACTGCGACGGTGGAGTATTCCATCAAGGCGTCTGCGTTGTCGACATACTCGACGGGCAGGGTGAGGATCTTCTTCTGGTAGTCGTAGCGGTTGCTGGTGTTCTGGCCGGCGGTGATGGTGAAAGAACTGCCGGTGAAGATGGCCACCAGGTCGGTCGAGCCGGAGCGGTAGTGCTTGTGGATGTAGCTCTTGGCCTTGACAGCGCGGCAGCGACGTGCCACATAGGTCTCGATCGGGAAGGCGAACTTCTTGAAGTTGTCCACCCGTTCGTCATAGTCTTCGGCTTCGAGGCCCGCGTCGGTGACGTCGGTGCCTTTGGCCGCCTGGCCCTGCAGCTGCGTCTTGCCGCCCTGCTCGTCAGGCTTCAGGGTCTCTTCTTCCGGACGTCCGCCGGGGTTGGTGGAGGCGTTGTACTCTTCCATGTTGCTGGAAGGGTTACCAGGATCGGACAGCTCGACGGGGTCGACTGCCATAGCGAAGCCGGGGTCTGCACCCAGCAGAACCGCAGCTACCACGAGCAGCAGCGATGCTACGCTCATCTTGTGGGTTTTGATGAAATTGAACTTTTTCATGGATAAAAAATGTTGGTAATTTCGTTATTGGTTAGCTTGATAGGTTGTCCCAGATGTCGCCCTCGCCTTTCGGCTTGCGCTCACGGGACCGTCCGCCCTGTGCCCCTGCCGTGGCCGGCGGGAGGCCATTCGCGGCGTTGCGGTCGCGGCGGGCCGCTGCGATGCGCTCGTTGCGCCCAGCCACCTGGCCTTCGGCGCGTGCCGACGCCACGGCGTTGTCGTAGTTCATCGCGTTCCACGCCATGTCGAAGTCCTCTGCGGCATATTTGTTCTCCATGCCGTTGAAAGTCACGGCGAGGAGGCGCAGCATGACGTCGCGCTTCTGCTCGATGGACAGGCCTTTGGCATCTCCCCACTCTTCCAGCGCGGCAAGGGAGGCGTCCCAGTTGGACTGCGCCTGGGCCTCGATGGCGTCGTTGGCGGCCTTGCGCTCTCGCCAGCCCTCAAGCTGGCTTTGGAAGGCGGCGCGGCTCTCCTCGCTCATGCCGAGTTCGTCACCGTAGGTCTCGACCAGGGCGGTGCGGGGGTCTCCCGTCTCCATCCATTTCTGCACGAACTCCGCCGCCGTGGGATCGGACATCAGCAGCTCCGAGAGGCGTGCGTTGTTCTCGTCATAGGTAGCCTGGCGCGCGGTCAGGTCTTCCAGCATCTCGTTGATGGCATCGTCGAGGTCGGCGTTGCCTTCCTGCGGCTCCGCTCCGATGTCCGCGAAGGTGCGGTCGGGGAAGCGCTCGCGCGCACGGGACAGCAGGTTCTCGCGCGACGTGGGGGTTTTATTTTCTTCAGCCATAGGTAAAAAGTGTTTTCTGTACAATTAATGAGACCAAAATTATCTCCGTGACTTCTTGTTCTTGGTCTATCTTTCCCAAACACACATCGTTTCAAATAATTTTTTATATCTTTGTGAGGGTTGCAACCGCCTTCTTGACTGTCGTCCGTGAAAGACACCGGACTGAGGCAAAAGAGGGCAGAAGCACTCTACGCGGTTTACAGGCGCGGCCTTGAAGAGGGCCGCTTCGACTCGCTGTTCGCGGCGGGCAAATGGTGCGCCCGGCAACCAGCCCCCTGCTTCTACATATCATCCAAGAGGGCATCGCTCCTCATAGGGCGCATATGCGCCGGCGACCGCCTGGAAGACCTGCACCGCTCCAAGCGCCGGATGGCGATGCGGCTCTTCATGGACTACAAGCAGTTCCTCTCCACACACCCCGGCACGCCCCTCTCCCGGGAACGCATCCTCGAGATCCTCGTGGACGAGCCGGCACCCGAGTTCTACATCACGGGCGAGATGGCGCGGAAGATCCTCCGCGAGCAGATCAAGAAGGCACGCAAGCGGAAGAGATGGTTCGAATCGTACTGATAATCGCGCTGGCGCTCCTGCAGCTGCTGGTCGGCATACCGGGTTTCATGGCCGATGGACCATACCCGGAGCGCGCCGCGCTGTACAGCTTCTTCCATGCCTCATGGTGGCACCTGGCCGTGAACGCCATCGCCATATGGACGATATTCGACCCGCGGAGAAAGTTCAACTGGTCACAAATCGTCACCGTTTACCTCATCGCCGTGGTGGTATATCCCCTGTCCTTCCGGCCCGTTATCGGCTTTTCAAACGTCCTCTACGCCATGCTGGGCCTCCGCACCCCTCCCCTGTCGTCGCCATGGTGGAAGCGGCCCGAGGTGCTGGCGTTCCTCATCCTCACAGCCGCGATGGTCTTCATCCCGCGGCTGAGCGCCACGACGCACGTCGCAGCATTCGCGCTCGGCATGGCGGCGGCATCCGCTAAACGAAAATACCTCTACCTGACCCGTGATATCCGACGCTATCTATAACCAGTTCATCGCGGAGAACGAACGGCGATGGAAGCGGCTGCGGGCAGAGTACAACCCCGTGACCGGCGAGGGCGTCGCGGAGCTGACGGGTCTCAAGCGCGTGAAGCTCTCTATCTCGGACTACGCCATCCCCGTGCAATGGGTGCCGCCGGCGATGATGGCCAACAAGATGATCCGGGAGATCCAGAAAGCCGGAAGCATAGAAAAATATATTTCTGTACACAAATGGAAGCACGAGGCCCCCGACCACCTGGAGATCGAGCGCCGCATACGCCGCATACGCCACAAGCACGACTTCGTGCATTGGGCATACTTCTGCATCTGGATCAAGCACAAGACGGCGAGGAAGAGGGTGAGGTTTGTCCTCAACCTCCCGCAACTGGAGGTGCTGGCCATCTGCGAGCGGATGCGCCTTGCAGGGGAACCCATCTCGCTGATCATCCTCAAGGCCCGCCAATGGGGCGGCTCCACCTTCTGCTTCTTCTACCAGTGCTGGCTCCAGTTCGAGTGGAACGAGTTCCACAGCTTTGCCATCGCGGCGCACACCTCGTCCGCCTCCGAGACCATCCTCACGATGCTCAAGCGCACCATCAAGGACTACCCCGCCTGGGATCTCGGGCTGGAGGACAGCACGCGGCTGCATCTCGCCCCGGCGGACTCCACGGGCCACGCCTTCACGCTGAAAGACCAGGAGAACAAGCAGGTGCTGGAGGGGTATATCTATGTCGGAACGGCGGAGAAGCCGGACACCCTGCGATCGAAGGATATATCGGGCGCTCACTACTCCGAGGTGGGCCTATGGCCCGACACCCCTGGCAAGCAGGCAGAGGACATCGTGGCGGACATCGAGGGCGGTATGTCGGAGGGCGAGGACACGATGCGCGTGATGGAGTCCACGGCCAAGAGCAGCGACGACTTCTTCGCGGAGGTATGGAAGAGCTGCGAGGATGGGAAGGGCGGCTACCAGCAGGTGTTCGTCCCCGGCCGCGACATCGAATACGACAACCGCAAGATAGACGACCTGCGCGAATTCGTG